CCATCTTGACCAAAATCCCGCGGTAAAAAAACCTGTTTTTGTCCAGTTTTCTTTATCACTTCGAGTTACATCGAGCATATTTTTATGAACAAGTTTAGGGTCGGTTTGTTTTTGAACCATATGAGGAACAAACCCACCGTGTCGCGTTACGTATGAACGCATACGCAAAGGGTTTTTATGTATTGTATAGTCTGAGTAGCCTCGTGCTCCAAAATCAACTATTTTTCCATTTTCAAAAGTAACTCTAAACTTTTTATCAATACGTGGACTTTTTTTTAAACGAACGCGCATATATAATTACTGGATAAAATTATTTATTTTGTAATTTAGCGAGTGTGTAGTGGTGATACAAATGCATTAAACTTATAATCAAAGAAACGAGAACAGCTGGGTTATATCTCGCCTTCTTGTTAAGAACGACTAATACAACCGAGGAAAGAGCAATAAAGGCTGGTAAACTAAATAATCCTATTTGAACATTGGTCAAACCGAGGAATCGCTTTTCTAATGTGTTAACTTCTGGTGTTTGTGCTGGTGCGTAATATTCTTTTCCTTTATATTCTGGCATTTATTATAGGTAAACAAAAAAATGTGGTTTCTTATGATACCACTTATACTGTTACTAAACGATTATTGTAAAAACCCTATAGATAGACTCTATTTTCAGAGACCTTTACGACCTTTGGTAGGTATACGAAACTCACTCGTAGACTTATTTTTTTATAAACCGCATTACTCAGTAGACGATTTTACAGGACTTTGGCGGGTACAGAAACACTTTTTTGATATAAAAACCGAATACGACGGGTTACACGAAAACGCGCAAAAGTATTATTTCCATGATATTGATCCATGGTTTGAATATAATCAAAATTATTATTATTATAAAATACACGATTTTCCAAAGTTATACGCATTTTTAAAAACTATACCGTGTGTTGACCGTGCCATGATTGCGGTCATGGAAGGACCAATGTCTATACCAGCACACCGTGCCGAAAGCAATTTACAGTTACGGTACCACTTAACACTCGAAGGAACAAGTAATCTTACCACGGAGTTTGACATTCATCAACATAAATCTGGTGAAGATGTTCTTTTTGATCACGCACGGTACCATAGTGTTGATAAAACTGATGAAAAAACGCGCGTTGTTCTTATTTTAGATATTAATCGATTCTAAGCTAAAGGTGTTTTCGGCACACCGCTTTATACATATCGTGATCACCAACAAGTTCGAGTTCATCATTTTGTACGATACGTTTTGTAAAGGGTCCATGTGTTCCATCCATACATACCATACACATCGCCGATATCTTAAACACTTTATCGGCGAGAGGTACACAGTCTATAAGTTCACCAATCTTTCTCTGTTTATAGTCACCATCGAGACCCGCGAGTAAAATCGTTTTACCCGAATCGAGAACCTTTTCCACAAACTTTTTAAGACCGGTGAAAAATTGAGCTTCATCCATAGCTATAACGTCTGCATTTGAAAAATCAACTTCATCGAGACTATTTGTTTTTATACAATCGAAACGAACATTATCATGGGTACGTAAAACATCTTCGGAAGCGCGTGTATCTTTTTTTGAATTTATAACGAGAATACGTTTACCTATAACTTTGTACCGTTTTAAACGTCGGATAAGTTCGGACGTTTTTCCCGAAAACATGTTTCCCATAATAATCTTAAGACTCATTTCTAATTATACGTTACACTATTTTAAATGGTTTTAAAGAAACAACTCTTACATTAATAAAAAACATGGAAACACTTAGAATTAAACGATTAACTCTCGAAGCAACTTTACCGACACGCGCATCCCCTGGATCTGTCGGATACGATTTGTATAGCATGGAAAACATGACTATCAATGCATGTGAACGTGGTATTGTAAGTACGGGTATTTGTGCAACGATCCCACAAGGTGTGTATGGTCGTATTGCGCCTAGATCAGGTTTAAGTGTAAAACACGGTATTCAAACGGGTGCTGGTGTTATTGATCCAGACTATACGGGTGAATTGAAGGTTATCTTGTTTAATCACGGGAGTGAACCGTTCGAAATTAAACAAGGCGATAGAATCGCCCAACTCATTTTGGAAAAGTGTGAAACACCACTTATTGAGGAAGTTGATGAATTAAAAGAAACAAAACGTGGCGAACGAGGTTTTGGATCTTCGGGTAGGAACTAATTTAGTTACCAAATGCGATACCACCCATACCATTCTTAATCCTGAGAATGTTATAGTTGACCGCATATGCACGAATCATATCAATTTTTGCATTTGTAACAGAACCAGTGTAATTAATATTTATCTTCGCATTATCGATTCTCGAAAAGTTCAAGGTACCCGTTGGTTGAGACTTGTTCATGGTAAGACAGAATGGCCATGTATATATTTGTTCCGAATCGACCGTAGTGTTAAGAATCGAACAGTGTCTCGATGGAACGACGTTTCTATGGTATTCGTGTGTCATATTTTCAAAGAGTGGAACACCGTTAATAAACATAGACGCATCCGTGAAAGTATATGATGTAGATGCACCCTCTGCTGAATCGTTACCCGCAGCTATGTGAACGGCCTTTACTGGGTGATTAAAGTAGGTCAAATCAATCGACGTATCGGAAGCAGACATTGGTTGGTGTTGTGTTTGTGTAATGAGAAGTTCGTGTTCACCGTTCGCAAAGAATTCACGTTCCTCTGTGTCGACAAACACGTACGAACCGTATACCTTTGGTGTAGAACCTAAACTAAATGTACCATTTCTACACTTAATTCTAATTTCAACTTCGTGGTATTGAAGACCGACGAGTGGTAAAGATTTCGTCCAATCTTCACTGAAAAAGAATGGGATTACGTAACTACCGGTGGAAACATTATCACCACCGTCTTGAGTCGTCGAAGCACACGTCGCTTTCGCCGAAGATTCATTATACAAAGTATTGTGTACGGTATTAATAAAAAGTGAATCCAGTTTAGTCACTTCTTGACCACCAATCCACAAAGAAAATTCAGTTGGTGAAGTTTCATCTGATGTCCCATTCGCGGATTTAAAAATAGAGTTATTATGATTATTATTGTTAATATTGGCATGTTCAATCCACACGTAACTCAAGAGATCACCTTTCGATTTGATAGGAATGGAAACTTCGTTTCCCGATTCAAACGTCCCGATATAATCCATACGTTCTGGTTTTATCGAAAAGTTTGTGTGACGTTTATAGTTTTGTCTAAAAAAAGAGACTTGAGGATCGCCTGTGATATAGACGTCCTGGGCACCGACTGAGACGAGATCAATCAAAGCAGCTGACATATTTACTACTATACTATATTAAAAAAATCGGGCGTTAACGTAATAAGATAAAAATGGTCGTGTTCCAAGTATTGACCTGGGAAACACAAGACACGGAAGACGAACACTTAATTAGTATTTTTGGTAAAACAAACGAAGGTAAGTCTGTATGTGTTACGACAAGTTTTACACCATACTTCTTCGTGAAACTCCCGAAGAAAACATCACAAATGGATATTCGTAATTTATATACAAAGATTGATAAAGTATGCCCTGAATGTTTGGTAAGTTACGATATTGTTCAATCTAAAGATGTCTGGGGTTTCCAAAATAATGAAAAATTTATTTTTATGCAATTAAACTTTAAGAACCTCGCGGCACGACGTATGGTAAATGGGCGATTAAAACGTACATTACCCGATGAAGCCGTGAAATATAAAGTATACGAATCAAACCTAGATCCTGTTCTGAGGTTGATGCACCGAACTAATATTCAATCCACTGGATGGATGGATTCGGGAGATATGTGTGTACGTTCACACTTAGCACGGGTTAATATAGATCTGTTTTGTAACGATTGGAAAACACTTAAACCAGTTGATATTCCAGAGACTGCACCTTTTGTAGTCGCGTCCGTAGATATTGAATGTAATAGTTCAACGGGTAAGTTTCCTGATGCAGACGTAAAAGGCGATGCATGTTTCCAGATTGCCGTATCACTTACACATTTTGGTTCTGACGTACCGTATGATAAAACATGTTTTTGTTATAAAAAAACAGATTCAGAATTAGACGGG